ATGAAAAAAATATTCGAGACGCCCTTATTTACACAAGCATCGATACCAAACTGGCCCTGTCCTGAGTGTGGCGATGGACATCTAATACCGGTTCAGGACAGCTTCCAATGTTACGGCGATGCCAACACTGCACGCAATGGGGAACACATTGACGCCGAGGATCACAAGTATATATTTACCTTGACTGGAAGTTGCAATAATTGCAAAGGGAGTGTTGCAGTTTCTGGCAGGGGGGGGCTTGAGCACGCGCCTCTCGGCGATGGACAATGGGAGATTATAGATTACTTTATTCCTACTTTTTTTGAGCCATCGCTCCAAATAATCGACGTTAGTACGAACACAAATTTGCCTCTCCCAATAAAAAATTCTCTCAAGAAATCTTTTACTTTATTTTGGTGCGACTTCGATGCTTGCGCGAATCGTATTCGATCAACATTAGAGCTGCTGCTAGATGATATGGGCGTCACTCGGGAAAATCCCCGCGTACCAAATGGATATTTATCACTTCACGAACGCATAAATAAAATTGACGTTACAAGCAGAACATCACGCGACATCAAAGCTCTGGTAATGGCTCTGAAGTGGTTGGGGAATACCGCCTCGCACGAGTTGGAAGGCATCAACCACGAACAGCTCATTGACGGCTACAAAATGATGGAAAAAATCTTGGAGCTTCAGTATCCAAGCATTGACCATGATATGCAAAGATTGCTACTCAAAGCCAAAGCAGTCAATCAGAAAAAAAAGTGGAATTCAGGATTGTGATTCCTGTTGTCGTGGGTTCGGGCCCCATCAGCCACCCCAAAGAATAAGTAGGAAAATTAAAGGGTTACACGCTTCGGCTTGTAATCCTTTTTTTGCATTTTCCAACGGTTTTTTAAATTTTCCAACGCGCCCTGCTGCCGTATTGCATCGTATGCAACAAATCACCACTATGCAATATTAGCTACCCCCTCCTTGCCAGTGAGGGCCATAGGCGCTAACTCGGCCGGCATGACGTGGACCTTTCCGCTCCAAAAATACGAAAATTCGATGGTCTTGGAACGCAGTATCTGGATGACCTCCTTTTGCTTTGTGGAGCAGGCCTTGCTCATTTCTGGCGCATATCGCTCGTCCTGCCAAGCCCAGTTCCTGCTTGATAGTTACCGAAAAGAATCGCCACACCCAACGCTTAGCAAGGAATCAACAAACCTTCCCTTGCGTCTTCTACTGCGGTATCCTTCTATGTCCAACACGCAAGCTATAGCGGCCTTGCTGCGCGACGCAGGGCGACTCACATAGGACAAAGCAGAAGCGTATGGCTACAGATAATGAACAACTGCTACATTGGCGAAATGAAGCTATCGCCTTCTTGGCCTTCGCCTCTATTAAAGGCGTGGGATACTGGACCATGCGCTCCATCTACCAGCAGCGCGGTGGATTCTGGGAACTTATCAAAACGGGTTCATGCGAAGATTTCGAACGCTTCACTTCAGTAAAGATCGTCATCGATAAGGATTATGCTTGGGATCAATATAAAGCGGACCTCTGGGCCGTTGGTGTTGAATCGTGGAAAAAGCTCCGCAGCGAAGGAACCGGTCTGATTTTCCAGACGCAGCCAGAATTTCCACAGACGTTGGCAGCAATCCCCGACCCGCCCCACTGGCTCTTTTTCCAAGGCGAACTACTTAACCTGCATACCAAAGCGGTAGCAATTGTAGGCACTCGCAAGCCAACTAATGACGGAATCTTCCTTACCAAGTATGTTGTTGCGGCCCTTGCCAACCAAGCATATCCAACGGTTAGCGGCCTTGCTTTAGGCATCGACCAAGCAGTACACGAAGAGTCGATACGGTTCGGCATACCCACCATTGCGGTTTTGGGTACTGGCATCAATCAAAATTACCCTCGCGGCTCTGCGATCCTTCGTGCGGAAATCGTGCGCAAAGGCGGGACAATCATCACGGAATATCTACCAGACCAATCCTACAGCAGCGATAACTTTGTGCGTCGTAATCGCTTGCAGGCGGGACTGTGCGATACCCTCGTCCCAGTCGAATGGAAGATCAAAAGCGGCACTGCTCATACCGTCGAGTTCGCCTTCAAATACGGTAAGAAAATCGCAAACGTGTTCTTGCCGCACACGTACGACAGCAGACCAGAGCTCAAGTTTGCAGAGGATACTTACGGAGCGGTAGCCTCTGAAGCGCCACAGATGACCTCTCTACTGCTGCAATTCATCGAAGAAGAGCAAGTACAACCGACCGCAGCACAAGTGCAACTGGACCTTTTAGGGACGTCATGATTTCGAAAATTAAGGGCGTAATTCTTAGCGTTGAAGACACTCTCGTACGTCAAGCAGGTGGAGAAGGGGGCCCTTCCGCGTTTGCGGAGGTTACAAAGCTTATTCGTTTTCTCCAACTTACTGGTATTGAATTCGTTGTTACGACAAACCGGCCATGGACTGTCGGGCCAGACAAGACGCCACTAAGGGAACGTCTTCAGCAACTTTGGGGGCCGTTTCCCTATCTGAGCCTAGAAGACGATCCGAACATGCCGCCCCGGCCAAGGGCAGCGTTCACGGAATACATCCTGCAAAAGATGGGCTGGACTGATACGGAAACTGTGTACATCGGCTCCACGGAAAACGACATGCGAACGGCTGTGAATGGCGGGCTGCTTTTCCTCCGGGCTACGTGGTATGCCGACCATCTTGACTACGGGTTCGACTTCGCTACACCAAAAGACATTGCCCGCTTTTTAGCTGTATTTTGCCGCCGCGAACACCTGTGGGGCTACCAGATCGTTGACGGCGATTTCGAGTATTACGCCATCGCACCTTTCAGTACGATGAAAGAGGCGTTTGCCGCCTACTCGGCCGACGCGAGGTCAGCAGCAAAACATGGGCTTGGACACTTCGATTTCTGGGTAGGCGCGTTAGTATCAAGCCTGTACTTCTCCGGTATCCACAAGCGAGTGGACTACATCGCTGGCTATCCTGGTCACCAGAAAGCGTCTGGCAATGCGATGGATAGCGCCCTCGCGATATTCGGAAAGTGCTTTCGCAGCCGCTTCCTTCCAGACCTTGTACAACGTCATACCACAGCGACCAAGATGCAGACGGCAAGGAACTCAGGGGTCATTGTCGGGCATAACATTCAGCTAGACACGATTAAGCTTAATCGCACGCCTCATAAATCCGCCACCGATGTCTACAAGGCTTCGCCGTTGGACAAGAAACGGAAGACTGTGCTCCTTATTGATGACATTTGCACACGCGGGTATTCGATGGAAGCGGCACGTGCTTATCTCCAGCAGACAGGCACGAAAGTAATTATGGCGTCGTGGTTGAAGACGATCAACACCGACATAGAACGTCTTGGTGATTACAAGTTCGATCCTTACGTAATAAACAACTTTGATGCTGCGAACATAGCAAAGGTTTACCCATACAGGAACTATCTCACTAGTTTGCAGGCACCGACAGAACTAAGCCGAATGTTGGAGAGCTACGTCACATGGGACTGGCCCACATAGTCAGGCAGCGAAGAAGAAAATGGCTCAAAAGTGCGTCAAAATGCGTCAAATCGCATCCCCCCTCTTCCCGCCGCCGCGCCAGTCCTCATGCGCCTTCGGCCATGGCGCAAATTTGAGTCAAAAGAGCCCTATATAGCGGGCAGGTGTGGAGGGGGGACAACTGCGCGCGCCGGGCCGAAACGGGCCTTTTTCTTGCTTCTGGTGCAACATCATTCACTGGGACGTGAAAAAGCCGCCTCATGGGCGGCTTCTGCGGTGGCTGGGGAGCTCTGGCACGGCTGGGGTGTCGCGGCCCCGCCCTGCCGGCTATCGCGGCGTGGCGCTCATCCTGGGCGGCCGGCGCGGACCTTGGCCGCCTGCTCCTTCTCGTAGTCGTCGCGGCAGTCCACGCCACAGAACAGCAGCGCGGGCGCCAGCGCCTCGTCGCAGTAGTGGCAGCAGCCATGCGCCACCAGGGCGGGCCGGCTGCGCACGGCGGCCAGGCCGCGCGCCACCTCGGCAAAGATGATCTTGTCCGTGTTATCGATATGGTCGCTCATTGCGCGCCCTCCCCGCCCGTGGCCAGGTCATACGGAGCGAAGCGCACCACTTCCACGCCCGCCCACTCGTTGATCGCTTCGAACTGCGCCTGCAGCGGCACCAGCTCGTTACGCGCGAAGACGCGCGCGGCAGGCTCGACGGCGCCGAAGCCGCCGGCATTGTTCGGCAGGATGCCCATCAGCTGGGGCGGCACGCGGTGCGCGGCCAGCTGGTCGTCGCGCGTGACGCTCTTGATGTTGAAAAACTCGTCCTTGGCGGCCACGTCGGACACCGGCAGAATCTGGATGCCGTCCTTCTTGCCGTTCGGCGCGTACATGAACAGGTTGCGGAAGTTGCCCGGCCCCTTGCTGTCGCGCATGGCCTGGCGCAGATTGTCCACGTCCTGGGTGTTGGCGGCGGCGTCCGTCATGTAAAACACGAAACCGGCGTGCGAACCGTTCTTGTAGTACTTGCGACGGAACAGGGTGGCCGCCTCGTTGAGCCAGGCCGATTGCAGCGCGCTCAGGTACTGCGGCACGCCGTACAGCTCCTGATTGACGTCCGGTTCCATCAGGTGGAACACGCGGCCCTTGTCGAACTGGTGCACGGCCTGGTAGCCGTTCACGAAAAAATAGGTATCCAGATCGACGCCGCGCCGCATGTACTTGGCCAGGGCGTGCTCAAACTTCAACGCCTTGCCGCTGCGGCTGGGCCGGTCTTCCAGATAGGCATTACCGAACGTCAGGAAGTCGAGCGCCATGCGTTTGAAGGCGTCGCGCGACAGGTACTTGCTGGGAATCAGGGTGGACGCCAGCACGTTGGCCTTGAAGTGGATCGCGCTGCTGTGGTGCACACCGGCATTGAAAGACTTGGCCAGGCCGGCCAAATTGACGGGCGGCTCATACCAGTGGCCATTCTTCCAGCATTCGAAACAGTCGAGAATGTCGGCGTGCTCCAGCACGGGCGTCGGATCGCCGAAGGAAAACGCCTCGATGCCGGCGGCGGCCGGCGCCGTGGTCGCTGTTGATGGGGCGCCCTGGGCCTGCCGGCCGCGCGCGCGCAAGTGTCGTGCTTTGCTCAAGAATAAATCTCCATGAAAGAGTGGTGGTTGTCGGTGGTGCCTTCGAATGGCTCGTGATCGAGGGCGTGCATGCAGGCCCACGCCAGGTCGGCGTGGCCGGTTTCGTCGCTGCGGCCGGCGACATAGGTCACGTGCCGCCCGCTTGGGGTGAGGGTCTTGTGGATGGCCATGAAGGACTGCGCGATGTCCGTCCAGCCGGCGTCAAACTCCAGCCGGCCCTTGCTGATGATGTTTTTGGCTTTCAGCACCATGCGGGTTTTGACTTCGGGCGAGTAATTCAGGGCCGTCACGGCAGGGAAAAAGCCGCGCACGATGGGCAGCACGCCGATACCCATGCCGGTGGTGTCGATGCCGATGTATTCGACGTTGTAACGCTGGGTCATCTGGCGGATGGCATCGGCGTGGTCTTCGAAGCTCTGCTCGCGCCACTGGTGGCGCTCCAGGATGCGAAACTTGCCGCCTGCCGTCATGGGCGGCGCCAGCACCACGCAGCCGGCGCTGTCGCCGTTCAAGGCCGGGTCGTAGCCGATCCACACGGGCCGGTTGCCGAACGGGCGCAGGCCCAGCAAGGGCTTGTAGTCGTCCCACTCGACCCAGGAATCAACCATGCAGCGCTGCAGCTCGGCCAGCGGAAAGACCGAGGCCGAGTCGTCAATAAAATTGCACATCAGCAGATTGTCGAACTGGTCGGGGCTGTATTCGAAGTTGCGCAGCTCGTCGATGTCGAACAGGTTGCAGCCGCCGCGCTCGGCATCCAGGATGGTGACGATCTGGCGCCAGATCTTGTCCTCGCCCGTAAAACCCGACGAGAGGCGGCCATGGCTCACGTCGATGTTGACCTGGTCGGCCTTGGCGCGGCGCTTGTTGAACAGCTCGCCCGTCCAAAATGAATAGGCCTGATGCGTGGTCGAGGATGGCGTGGAAAAGTAGGTCTTGCGCCACTTCTTGTGGATGGCCATGCCCGAGGCCACCTTGTTCAACTCCTGGAAATTCTGTGTCCAGAAAAATTCATCGAAGTAGAAATTGCCGTGGTAGCCCTGCGCCGTGCGCGCATTGGTGCCCAGGAAGTACAGATGCGCGCCGTTCGGCAGCACGATGGGATCGCCCGTCAGCTCGATGCCGGCCGCTTCGCGCGCGAATTGGACGATGTATTGCTTGAAGACGTGGGCCTGCGACTTCGACGCGGACAGGAAGATCTGATTGCGGCCCGTGGCCATCGCATCGGCCAGCGCCTCGCGGGCGAAATACCAGGTGGCGCCGATCTGGCGCGACTTCAAAATGGCGCGCGTGCGCTGGTCGCCGTTGCGATACCAGACCTTTTGATAATCGAAGAGCGAGTCCTGGAAAGCGTCGAGCAGCTGGATTTTCTGTTCTTCGCTGAAGTCGTTGCGGGTCGGCTTCTTCTTCGGGCCGGCATTGCGGTTCGCCAGCTTGGGGTTGAGATCGACCTCGTTGCCGCCCGGCTGCTCATAGCGGCGCACGCGCGCCATCTGCACGATGGTGCGCGCAAGCAGGTCGATTTCCTTGTAGTCGCTGCCGCTCTTGACCTCTTTTTCGATCAGTTTCACCAGGCGCAGCTCGGCCGATGCCTCGACGTGCTCGATGGCCTGCGCCTTGTCCCATTCGTCGCGCTCTTTCCAGCTATTGATCGTGCTGCGCTTGATTCCCAGGTGGCGGGCGATGGACGAAATGCGCCAGCCCTTCCAGTACAGGGCGCGCGCGGCACGGCGCGGCTCGGATTCGGGCACGGCCAGTTCGGCGATTTTCTCGACGGCCGTTTGTTCGCTAGTTTTCTCGATGATTAGCATGCCGCCAGCGTAGGCCGCGCGCGCGCGGAGCGGGGAAAGGCAAAAGTCGCTATGGCCCATAGCAACCCGCACCGCATTGAATCGCAGCGCCAAGACGTTGACCATGGCGTTATCCGATCAACCGAGACACGCCACCATGCCTAAATCCCAATTCTTCCGCGTCGCCACCGAAGGCGCCACCACGGACGGCCGCAACATCGACCGCGCCACCATCGAGCAGATCGCCGCCACCTACAACCCGAAAACCTACGGCGCGCGCATCTGGCTAGAGCACATTCGCGGCATCCTGCCCGACAGCCAGTTCAAGGCCTACGGCGACGTGATCGCAGTGAAAGCCGAGGAAGTGGACACCGACAACGGCAAGAAACTGGCCCTGTTCGCACAGATCGAACCCACGCCCGAGCTGGTGGCCATCAACAAGGCGAAACAGAAGCTGTACACCAGCCTCGAAATCCAGCCCGATTTTGCCGACTCGTCGCAGCCCTACCTGGTCGGCCTGGGCGTCACGGACAGCCCGGCCAGCCTGGGCACGGAGGCGCTGAAGTTCTCCGCCAGCCGCAAGCAGCAAAGCGCCAACCTGTTTACCTCGGCCGTCGAGGTGACGCTGGAATTTGACGAGCCGCAGGGCACCAAGCTGGCCGACGCCGTGAAAAACCTGCTGTCGCGCTTCTCCAATAAATCCGGCGCCGACGCCGCGCAGTTCGCCGACATCAGCGAAGCCGTGCAGGAACTGGCCGGCCACGTCGTCACCGCCAACGACAACTACACGGGCACCTTGGCGCGCCTGGAAAAAACCGAAACGGCATTGAAGGCCACGCAGGACGAGCTGGCCGCTTTCAAGGCGCAGATGGACGAAGCGCCCGGCAACGGCCCACGCCGCCCGGCCGCCACCGGCAACGACGGCGCCGTGCAGACCGAGTTTTAAGCGCCCTCGCCCTTTCTTCCCCCCATTCAACAACGGAGCAACGATTTATGAAAAAGCAAACGCGCCAGGTCTTTGGCCAGTATGAAACCCGCCTGGGCCAACTGAACGACACGGACAACGTGGCCAAGACCTTCAGCGTCACGCCCAGCGTGCAACAAAAGCTGGAAACGAAAATGCAGGAGTCGAGCGAGTTCCTGTCGAAGGTGAACATCATCGGCGTGAGCGAACAGGAAGGCGAAAAACTGGGTCTGGGCGTATCCGGCCCGATTGCCGGCCGCACCAACACCAAGGACAAGGAACGCAAGACGCGCGACCTGTCCACCCTGGACGGCACCAAGTACCGCTGTGAGCAAACCAACTTCGACACGCATTTGAACTATGCCAAGCTGGATGCCTGGGCCAAGTTCCCCGACTTCCAGTCGCGCGTGGCCAATGCCATTTTGACGCGCCAGGCGCTCGACCGCATCGTCATCGGCTTCAATGGCGTGAAAGCCATGGCTGACACCGACCTGGACGCCAATCCGCTGCTGCAGGACGTCAATAAAGGCTGGCTGCAGCACCTGCGCGAGCTGGCGCCCGAGCGCGTGCTGGGCCTGGTGGCCGCTGGCATGCCGGGCAAGGTCATCATCGGCGACGTGGACGGCGCCGACTATGCCAACCTCGACGCGGCCGTCACCGATGCCGTCAACCTGCTGGACCCGTGGTATCAGGAAGACACCAACCTGGTGGCCATCGTCGGGCGCAAGCTGTTGAATGACAAGTATTTCCCATTGGTCAACACCAAGCAAGCGCCCACGGAAACCCTGGCGGCCGACATCATCATCAGCCAGAAGCGCATCGGCGGCTTGCCGGCCGCGCGCGTGCCCTTCTTCCCAGATAACGCCATTCTCATCACGCGCTTCGACAATCTGTCGATCTACTTCCAGGAAGGCGCGCGCCGCCGCCGCGTCGAAGATGTGCCGAAACGCGACCGCATCGAGAATTACGAGTCGTCCAACGACGCCTACGTGATCGAAGACCTGGGCCTGGCCGCTCTGGTGGAAAACATCGAGCTGAAAGACAAGTAATGAGTAATCAGTCCCCCGCACTGCGCCACCGCGCACGCATGCTGGCCGAGCGCACGGCCGGCGCCGCCGCGCCGCTGGGCGTGACCACCGGCACGGCCTACGAAATGATGCTCTACAAGCTGGCCGATGACCGCCGGCGCCTGAAATCCATCCAGTCGGTCGAGCGCAAGATCGAGGTCAAGGCCACCTTGCTGCCGGATTACGCGCAATGGATCGACGGCGTGCTGGCCGGCGGCAAGGGTGCGCAGGATGACGTCTTCGCCACCCTGCTTGTGTGGCACATCGACACGGGCGAGTACGCGCGCGCCCTGGTCATGGCCGAATACGCGCTGGCGCACAAGTTCACCCTGCCCGAGACCTACAGCCGCGACATCGCCACGCTGATGCTAGACGAATTTGCCGAAGGCTACTTGCACGGCAAGCTGGCCGCCGATCCGCAGCACGCCGCGCAGGTGCTGGGCCAGGTGGAACAGCTGACGGCCGCCAGCGACGCGCCCGACCAGGCGCGGGCCAAGCTGCACAAGGCTATCGGCCTGGCCATGATCGCCGTGCTCGATCAGGCCGACGACACGGACATCGCCCCGGCGCTGGTGGCACAGGCGGAAAACGCCATGGGCCAGTTGAAACGCGCGCGCGCCCTGTCCGAGTCTTGCGGCGTCAAGAAAGATATGGAACGGCTGGAGCGGCGCATCAAGCGCGCGGCCGGTTCCACGTAAAGAGCATCCCCCGCAGCACGGCGGCACGGGGGGATTCTGGCTGAACCATCGGCCTGATGAACCCCGTCCACCGCCCTATTTTTTTGAAAGCCCCGTATGTCCTTCATGGCCCTGCCCCCGTCAATCCCGCCCGGCACCGCCCCGGTGCAGCCGACGCCTGCCGCCGGCATCATCGAGAACGACGGCTGGTTTCCCGACATCCTACTCACCGATATGCGGGACGCCATGCGCCTGGATGGCACCGTCACCGACGCGCGCCTGGTGCAAGCCGTGGTCGATGCCATCCTGCAGGTCAACCGCGAGCTGGCCGACTGGCAAGGCAAGCAGGCCGCTGCCGGAGTCCCTGCCCTGGTCGATGTACCGGCCACGCGCATCAACCGCGAATCCCGCCTGCTGGCGCAGTACCGGCGCGCCGTCTACAGCACGGCGAAAGCCGATCTGATCGAGCGTTACCGCGACTACGACAGCACGGCCACCTCCGTCAGCGACAAGAAAAGCATGGAATGGCTGGACGAGGCGCCCGGTGCGCAGCGGCGCAATGCGCAATGGGCCATCGCCGATATCGTCGGCCGCACGCACCTCACCGTGGAATTGATCTGATGCAGGTGCGCACACAGCAGCACGACACGGTAGACGCCCTGGTGTGGCGCTACCTGGGCGACGGCGCGGGATACGTCGAGCAAACCCTGGAAATGAATCCCGCACTGGCGCGCCACGGCGCCGTGCTGCCCGCCGGACTGGTCGTCACCCTGCCCGAGCCGGCGCCCAGCACGAGCCAAGTGGCCGCAGCCGATCTTGTGCAGCTATGGGATTAACACAGCAATCCATCTTTTTACCCTCATGAAAAATATCTCACCCCTAACCTCGGAGTATCAAGCAATGTCCGCAGAATCGTTTGGTGGTTTCGCCACCCTGGTCAAACTGTACGGCTTCAAGGCGGCGCTGGGCATGGTCGGCGCGGCCATGCTGTACATCGTGCTGCCGCCGCTGAATGCCGACGGCACCTTCAACAAGGGCGAATTCGTCGCCCGCCTGGCCTGCGCGGGCGTGTTCTCGTGCCTCCTGGGCGGCACCGTGTACCAGCTGCTGTGCGCCCAGCTCCCGGCCATCGGCGCCATGGTCAACGCCTCCGCCATCGACTTGATCGTCGGCGCGCCCGGCTGGTGGGTATCGCGCGCCGTGGCCCTGTGGTTCCAGCGCCGCAGCGACAAGGACATCGCCGAGCTGGTCAAAGACGCGAAGGAACACTGATGGCTACCATGGAAAATCCCCTGATTGCACGCGTCATCGACGCCATCTTGCGCGCCGAAGGCGGCTATGTGAACGACCCACAAGACAAAGGCGGCGAAACCAACTTCGGCATCACTGTGGCCGTGGCGCGCGCCAGCGGCTACGCGGGGCCGATGCGCGATCTGCCCGAGTCCGTGGCGCGCACCATCTACACGGCGCGCTACATCACGGAACCGAAGTTCGACCAGGTGCTGGCCATCCATGCCGGCATCGGCGCCGAAGTGATCGACACGGGCGTGAACATGGGGCCGCATCGCGCCGCCGAGTTCCTGCAGCGCTGGCTGAACGGTTTTAACGACACGGGCGCCCGCTATCCCGTCCTGTTCGTCGACGGCCGCCTAGGCGCGCAGTCGCTGGGCGCGCTGGCCGCTTTCCTCAAATGGCGCGGCCAGGATGGCGCCACCGTGCTGCTGCGCGCCTTGAATGGCCTGCAGGCGGCGCGCTACTTGGACATCACCGAAGCCAACAAGACCCAGCGCCGTTTTCTGTTCGGCTGGATCAAGGAACGGGTGGCCATGTGACCGCAAGCACCTGGCGCCCGCTGGCCACCTGCCTACTGTGCGGCGCTCTGTTCGGCTGGACGGCGCAGGGCTGGCGCAAGGACGCCAGCATCGCCGAACTGCAGCGGGCGGCCGCCACCAGCAATACCAATGCCGCTACCGCGCTGGCCCAGGCTACCGCCCGTGTGCTCACGCTGGAGCGCGCCGCCGGCGCCGCCCTGGCGCAGCGCGCCGACCAACTCACCCAGGAGCAAACCCGTGCGAAAACTGAGCGTGACTATTTCAATGATGATGTCCGCAGCGGCGCTGTGCGCCTGTCAATCCCCATTGCCAGCGCCCAGTGCGCCGCAACTGCAGATTCCACCGCTGCCGCAGGCAATCGGCACCAAACGCGCGCCGAACTTGACCCAGCGACTGCGGCAGCTCTTGACGCCATTGCCGGCGACGGCGACGACGCCACCCGCCAGCTGAACGCCTGTATCGACGCCTACAACACCGTGCGGAACACCTACCATGTACAAACCGAATAGCCTGCGCCAGCACCTGGCCGCCGCCATCCCCGACCTGCAGCGCGATCCCGACCGCCTGCTGGTCTTCGCCGACGAGGGCAACGTGGTGGCGTCGGCCACCGCCTCCCTCTCCTTCGAATACCGATTCAAGCTCAACCTGATCGTGACCGATTACGCGGGCGACGCGGACGCCATCATGGTTGCCCTGATCGCCTGGCTCAAAGTGCATCAGCTCGCCCTGATGGCCAATGAGGAAACGCGCAAGCACGGCATCGCCTTCGAAGTCGATTTTAATAACCATGAGACGGTCGACATTTCCATCAAGCTGGACCTGACCGAGCGCGTGGCCGTCAAGGCGGGCGAAGCGGGCCGCCTGGACATCAAGCACCTGGCCGAGATACAGCACATGCCAGCCTATGCGGACGAGTTCTGGAAGCTGTATGACGGCGACACCCTGCTGGCCGAATGGCGCACCCCCGAGGCAACGCCATGAGCGACGCCCTGCACGCGCTGGAAGCCTGGGCCGGCGCCCTGCTGGCCAAACTGCAGCCGGCCCAGCGCCGCGCCATCAATCACAAGGTGGCCATCGACCTGCGCCGCAGCCAGGCGCAGCGCATCAAGGCGCAGCAGGGGCCGGATGGAACGGCCTACCCTGCGCGCAAGCGGCGCAAGGAATTCAAGGGCAAGAATGGACGGATCAAGCGGCAGAAGGCGGCCATGTTCGCCAAGATTCGCACCGCAAAACACCTGAAAATAAAGGCGACAGGCGACCAAATCGAAGTCGGATTCTTTGGCTGGGTGGCGCGCGTGGCGAGGGTGCATCAGTTTGGCCGGCAAGATCGCGTGTCAAAAAAAGGACAGGCATACAAGTACCCGGAGCGGCCGCTGCTGGGCTTGGGTGAACCGGATCGGACGTTGATACGCGAATCACTGCTGCGTCACTTGGGGAAAACTAAGGTGCATTAATACATTCTCCAACTGACAGTAGTTATCAAATGAGTTAGAGTCGCCTAATGCCGACCATAGTTGGCCAGAAGCAGGGGTTCAACTCGACAAGGTAAAACCTGCCGTATTGCCCTTGCTTTCAGCGCTATTTTGGCCACGTCTACATGCGATCAACACACTAAGCGCACCTTCTAAATTACGTGTGCAATATTCATTTTGGAGAAAATTATGCCGGTTGGACTCGACGTTGACGGAATCATTTTTAGCGAGGTAGCGTTGGTGGATCGACCAAGTCACGCAGCTGCGCTTGGGCGAATCTTTACAAGCTGGTCTTTAATTGAAGCCTCGATAGCGTCCCTTTTAGGTTTGATGATGCATACTGACCATAATGCGGCACTTGCTCTTCTCGGCACTTTCAAAAGCAATAGCGCTAGGATCGATGCTATTAGAAAAACAGGAAAACAATTACTTGATGCTTCCCTTTTCAAGGAATTCGACGATGTTATGAAAGACGTACTTTCTTATGCGGAAGAGCGTAATGCGATTGCCCATGGGGTTTGGGGCTCATGTAAGGAAAAGCCGGAGATTGTCTATCGTATGCCCATGAATAATTTTACAAGGTTTTTATTAGAAACAGCGAATAGTTCAGCTGATGAAATCCTGGGGAAATTGGAGTCATTTAAGACCTCCTTTACGACCTTTACCCTGGATAACCTGGAGCGAATCGAACAACAAGGGCGTGATGTCCTATCCCGCGCTATGGCAGAAACAATGAAGAAGTCATATTCTCTGGCATTGGAGAAACAAACGAAAGCGAAGTAGCAAGACGACCTCCGTGCGGCAACTGAGGGGAGCTGATCAACAGTAAGGTCTGTGATTCGAGGTGCTGGACTCCCCGCCCGTATAGGTCTGCTTGAGGGCGGTTGCGGAAACTGATGATTTTTGCTGTTTGGCAACATGTTATGCTACGCCCAGCGGCCGATCTCAACCAGAAGCGGACTTTGTATTACTATTGGTATTGCTCTGACCCATACACCGTGGATGCATATTGCCCAGCGGTGCCTTACGTACTGATAGGGCCCCAATGTAGCTACAAATCTACGATCTGTGAAAACAGATGCAACCGAGGCGTTTCCCGCTACAGAATGGATCAGAGCTGGCAATCCTAACGTTAAACAGCTTTCTACTCATCAATAGGTTTTTAATGGAAAAACATCAAATAAGTCCGGAAAAAATAACAAAACCAATTCAGTTATTGGGGGCCTGGCTTGTTGGGCTATTGGCAGTTGACGCGTCGTTTTTGTTTGCGGCAACGAACATGGGAACTGATGCATGGCAATCGTCAGCACTAACTATTGCCGCGATTGCAAATGTTCCGATATTTATCGGCGCACTCTTCTTGTTGCAAACGAAATTTAGACCTGAACTACAAGAAGATTCATTCTATTCAACCTATTTAAATAGAAAGACGAATGAGGTTGTCAAAATTTCTAAAATCGATGTTCAATTCGAAGAAATGGAGAAAAAGTTTGAGTTATTAGAATCGCGCCAAGCAGAAAATTTAAACCTTAAGAAACCTACATCCTTGTCCACACTTTCTTATGGTGTCAATACTCATATTTCCAATCAAGAAGAGATTACCTCTAGGCTTTGGGATATCGGCGTCAACCAACTACGCGAATTTGGCGAAAAATTACCACCACCTAACAGCAAGATTGTTTCGATTGCTGAACGGGTCTCAGACGAACTGAGGGACGAAATTCTTACCATGGCATCGCAGCTAGGGTTCGAACACTATTCAACGATATTTCCTTTTGAAGATCTAGAGGAAGATGTTTTGTTTGGCGCTTATGGTGACGCGGAAGGACGCATTATAAAAAAGAAAATAAAATTTAAACCATCGGAAAAATAAACCGTATTTAGCGCTAAACGCGTCCTTTTAGCATTCTCCCAATTCGACGAACACTTCCTTTGACACATTTAAAGTTTTAGTAGTGCCTATGTGCCATTGCGGCAACTTGGAGGGGGCTGCACCAGCCACATAGCCTCTACTTGTAAAATATGAGTTAATACCTCACGAACTGTCATAGTCGCTAAGCCGCATATCAACCCGCCCCCGCGTGCATCCGCACGCGGACTTCGGCAACATGCACTGCATGAACGCCGACCTGTCCGACCTCCTCCGCTTGCTGCAAAACCTGATCCGCCTGGGCACCATTGCCGAGGTCAAAGGGGCCAAGGCGCGCGTGCGGCTCGGGCCGACACTCACCACCGAATGGCTGAAATGGGCCACACGGCGCGCCGGCAGCACGCGCACCTGGTCAGCGCCTACCGTGGGCGAACAGGTGATCGTCTTTTCCCCAGGCGGCGACCTGACGCGCGGCATCATCGTGCTGGCGCTGTACTCGCAGGAATTTGACGCGCCCGACACCAGCGACAGCATCCACACCACGCATTACCCCGATGGCGCCGTGGTGCAGTACGACCATGCCGCCCATGCGCTGACGGCGCTACTCCCCGGCGGCACCGCCACCATCACGGCCGACAAGGTGACGTCGAACGCGCCCAGCACCATTTGCACGGGCGACCTGACCGTCATGAAAAACCTGATCGTCATGCAATCGGCCACCGTCAACGGCGCCACCGCCCTGAATGGCGGTGTGAACGCCAAGGCCGGCGCCGCTGGCGGCGTGGCCATGGCCGTGCAAGGGACGATCAAAGCCAGCGAGGACGTGCTGGCCGGCGCCATCAGCCTGGCCAAGCACCCGCACGGCGGCGTCAAAGCTGGCGGCGACCAGTCGGGTGGGCCGCAATCATGATGGGCATGCACGCCGCCACCGGGCGCAGCCTGACGGGCCTGGGCCACCTGCGCCAATCCGTGGCCGACATCATCACCACGCCGATGGGTTCGCGCATCCGGCGCCGCCGCTATGGTTCCGAAGTGCCCGAGCTGATCGACCAGCCCCTGAACAGTGCCACGCAGTTGCGCATCTATGCCGCCACCGCCTTTGCCCTGCGCCGCTGGGAGCCGCGTTTGCAACTGTCCAGCGTCCAGCTCACGCGCGACACGGACGGCGCCATGGCCCTGCTGCTCGACGGCACGGCAAATGGCCAAGGCATCACGCTGGCCGTGCCCGTCAAGCAAGGGACTACGGCATGAGCACGCCTATCGACCTGACCCAGTTGCCGGCGCCCAGCGTGGTCGAAGTGCTCGACTTCGAAGCCATTCTGGCCAAGCGCAAGGCGCACCTGGTCAGCCTGCTGCCGGAAGCCGAGCGCGCCGCCGTCACGGCCCTGCTGGAACTGGAATCGGAACCGGCCACCAAGCTGCTGGAAGAGAACGCGTATCAGGAAACCATCTTGCGCAACCGCGTCAACGAAGCGGGCAAGGCCGTCATGCTGGCGTTTGCCCTGGACGGCGACCTGGACCAGCTGGGCGCCAACGTCAACGTGGCGCGCCTGGTCATCACGCCCGCCAATCCGAACGCCCTGCCGCCCGTGGCCGCCGTCATGGAAGACAACGACGCCTACCGCCTGCGCATCCAGGAAGCGCCGGACGGCCTGTCCGTGGCCGGCCCGAAGGCGTCGTATGAATTCCACGCGCGCAGCAGCGACGGGCGCGTCAAGGACGCAAGCGCCACCAGCCCGGCGCCGGCCAGCGTCACCGTCACGGTGCTGACCAACAACGACACAGGCATCGCCGACGCCGCGCTGCTGGCCACCGTGGCGCGCGCGCTCAACGCCGAGGAAGTGCGCCCCTTGGGCGACCGCCTGACAGTGCAGGCCGCCCAAGTCATCGACTACCAGATCGAGGCCACCTTGTTTATCGGCGTCGGCCCGGAAGTGCCGATTCTGCTGGACGCCGCGCGCGCCAACGCCGTGCGCGTGTCGCAGCCGCGCCGCCCGCTGGGGCACAGCATCTACCGCTCCGCCTGCAGCGCCGCCGTCCACGTCGAGGGCGTGCGCAAGGTCGTCTTGACCAGCCCGGCGGCGGACATCGAACTGAACGCCACCCAGGCCGCGCGCTGCACGGCCATCAAGCTCAATGTCGTGGTGCGCGATGAATAAGATCGTGCCCACCCTGCCGCCCAACACCACAGCGCTGGAGCGCGCCATTGCCGTGGCCTGCGCCGAGCTGGTCAACGTGCCCGTCCCGCTGCGCGAGCTGTGGAATGCCGACCGCTGCCCGGTCAACTTGCTCCCGTTTCTGGCCTGGGCCTGTTCCGTCGACCGCTGGGACGACGCCTGGCCCGAATCGACCAAGCGCGGCACGATCAAGGCGTCCTACTTCATCCACAAGCACAAGGGCACGATTGCCGCCGTGCGCCGCGTGGTCGAGTCCCTCGGTTATTTGATCCGCATCACCGAATGGTGGCAGACCGCGCCTACCGGCGTGCCGGGCACTTTCCGCCTCGACGTGGGCGTGCTCGATGCAGGCATCACCGACACCATGTTCCTGGAAATGGAACGGCTGATCGCCGACGCCAAGCCCGTCAGCCGCCACATGACGGGCCTGGCCATCTACCTGGAAAGCCGGGGCAGCGTCTACGCGGGCGCCTGCACCTATCACGGCGACAGCATGACCGTGTATCCGTGGATCGCGGAAACCATCGAAGTGCGCGGCACGCTGTGGCAGGCCGGCGCATCCCATTCCATCGACACCCTGACCATCTATCCATGAGCACATATTTCGCCATCCTGACGCAAATCGGCGAGGCCAAGCTGGCCAACGCCATCGCCCTGGGGCAAACCCTGAAACTGAAAAACATGGCCGTGGGCGACGGCAACGGCACCTTGCCGCTGCCCGTGCGCACGCAAAAAGCGCTGGTGCGCGAAGTGCGCCGCGCAGGGCTCAACCAGTTGAGCATCGACCCGGCCAACGCCAGCCAGATCATCGTCGAACAGGTGTTGCCGGAAGAGGTGGGCGGCTGGTGGATACGCGAAATCGGCATCTACGACGAGGCGGGCGACCTGTGCGCCGTGGCCAATTGCCCGCCCAGCTACAAGCCATTGATGGCCGAGGGCAGCGGCCGCACGCAAGTGGTGCGCGTGGTGCTGATCGTCGCCAGCACGGCGGCCATCGAACTGAAAATCGATCCGGCCGTCATCCTGGCCACCCGCAAGTATGTCGATGAGCGCGATATCGTCGTGCGCAGCTACAGCGACGCGCAGATGGCCGCGCACCTGGCCGCCGCAGATCCGCATCCGCAGTACAGCATGCGGACGGTTTCGACGCTGCCAAAGTTCGACGCCTCCACCAAACTGGCCAATGCCGCATTTGTGCAGCAGGCACAGGGCAACATGGTCAAGGCGCAGGCCATTGCGGAGAGTCGCAAGGTCACGGTCGACGACATCGGCAGTGCCCTGTACTTCACCAAGCCAGCACTGACGCTGACCATTGTCCGCCCAGATGAACTGAGCATCACCAACAACACCGGCAAGTGCATCAAGCTCTTCGGCTACGGTACGGAAACGGGAACGTTGAGTGCGGATGCCGGCGTCCTCATCGGCTACGGCGCGAGCGCTGTACAAAGTATTGCCATCAAGCCAGGCCAATACATTACCCTGCTGGCGACCTATGCGAACGTCTGGCAGGTCATCGAATCGAGCGCGGACATGTGGCGCAACCCTGATTTTGCGAATTACTTCAACAACGTCGCGCCGACGCCGCCGAAATTTTCGGACAGTACCAGGATCGCCACGGCCGAATTTGTACAGCTATCGCAAGGCAATCTGGTGCGTTACGGCGAAATTCCGGCGTCCCGTTCCCTGGCGGCCAATGACATCGGCAGTGCCTTGTTCTTCACGATGCCAGGCCAGCGCGTCACCCTCCCCAGCCCGGAATCCCTTGGTATTCCCTACAACTCAGGAAAATGCGTCAAGTTCTTTGGCCTGCTTTATGGGGGCGAGCTGGTCCCGAATGCTGGAGTCACTATTGGCTTCGACGTGTTCAGCGTGCCGAAGGTGACAATCAAGACGGGCCAGTTCGTCACGTTGCTGGCAACCCGCACCAATGTCTGGCAAGTGCTCGATTCCACCGCCGAAATGGGGCGCAACGCTGATTTCGCAGGCGTGCTTGGCGAAGCAAGTTGGCGACGCCTTCCCAATGGCGATATCGAACAGTGGGGAATCATCAAAGGGTCCGCCCTCATGGCGCCGTTCACCCCGAACCTGGCGTTTCCCATGGCCTTCCCCAATGCCTGCCGAGCCATCACCGTGCAATGCATGAATGAACTGTCGCAGGCAGGCTTCAGCGGCCGCACGACAGACAAAACACTCTCGCGCACCGGCGCGTGGATATCAAATTCCGACGGCGTGACTGCCGTTCCCGACGTTCTCAGCTGGCGCGCGATTGGCAACTGAGCACGGCATCTAGCATCTATTAACGAAAGCGAGTCCACAATGTTTTTTTCGAGCAACACGCGGGGATTTTATCCCGAGCAAATGCGTGCCGATTACGATGCTGCCGGCACCTGGCCGGATGATGCCGTCGAAGTATCGCCGGAAGACGAAGCGCGCCTGCGCGACGCCATCGCGGCGTCCGCCACCATCCGCCTGACTGCCGGCGGAAAGTGGAAAATCACCGCCGCCCCGCTGCCATCGTTTGACGTGCTGGCCGCCCCGATCCTGGCCGGCGTGCGCCAAACGCGCGACGCCATCCTCAACCGCCTGGCCGGCATCGGCTTTGCCGCCATGGCCAGCGGCGATGCGGCCACCGCGCAAGCCATCGCCACGGCACGCACCTGTCTGCTCGACATCACGACCTGTCCGACGGTCGCCACCGCGCAGGACATCGAGGCGCTGCAAGCGGCTATCGGCGCCGAGTTCCTGCGCATCGCAGAAACATTGCCGGAAGAGGCCCGGCGCGCCTTCGATGACGCCGGTATGGCACCGGCCCAGTAACGCCCCATTCACCACTCACCAGGAGAGCCCTATGGCCACCGACTACCACCATGGCGTGCGCGTCATTGAAATCAACGAGGGTTCGCGCCCGATCCGCACCGTCTCTACCGCCGTGCTGGGCCTGATCGCCACGGCCGACGATGCCGACCCGGCGGCCTTCCCGCTCGACACGCCCGTGCTCGTCACCAACGTGCTGGCCGCCATGGGCAAGGCCGGCAAGACGGGCACGCTGTATCGTGCGCTGGAAGCTATTGCCGCGCAGACCAAGCCCCTGACCGTCGTGGTGCGCGTAGCCCAGGGCGAGACGGAAGCGGAAACCACCAGCAACGCCGTGGGCGGCGTGTCGCCCGATGGCAAGTACCTGGGCGCCCAGGCGCTGCTGGCCGCGCAAAGTAAACTCGGCGTGAAACCGCGCATCCTGGGCGCGCCGGGGCTGGATACCCAGGCCATGACCAACGCCCTGGCCAGCGTGGCGCAGCGCCTGCGCGGCTTCGTCTACGCCTCGGCCTACGGCTGCGCCACCGTGACGGCGGCGACCACCTATCGCGGCCAGTTCGGCCAGCGTGAAGTCATGGTTATCTGGCCGGATTTTGTGAACTGGGATACCGCCATCGATGCCGAGGCAAGTATGTCCGCCGTCGCTTACGCCATGGGCCTGCGTGCCAAAATCGACGAGGAAACGGGCTGGCACAAGACGCTCTCCAACGTCGTCGTCAACGGCCCGACCGGCATCACCAAGGACGTGTTTTTCGACCTGCAAGACCCGGCCACCGACGCCGGCGTGCTCAACGCCAAGGAAGTCACCACCCTGATTAACATGGGCGGTTACCGCTTCTGGGGTTCGCGCACCTGCGAGGAGCCGGGCGGCTTCTTCTACTTTGAGAGTTATACGCGCACGGCCCAGGTGCTGGCCGACACCATCGCCGAAGCGCATTTCGCCTTTGTCGACCTGCCCTTGCATCCGTCCCTGGTGCGTGATCTGCTGGAAAGCATCAATGCCAAGTTCCGCGACCTGAAATTGCAGGGCTACATCATCGACGGCCATGCCTGGTATGACGAGCAGTTCAACGACAAGGACACGCTCAAGGCGGGCAAGCTGGCCATTGACTACGACTATACGCCCGTGCCGCCGCTGGAAAACCTGCGTTTCCAGCAGCGCATTACCGACCGCTACCTGGCCGACTTCGCCTCGCGCATCGCCGCATAGTCGTACTGGCGTCACCCTCACCACCCTGCCCGCGCCAGCGCGGGCGCATTGAAATACTGGAGAAATTATGGGCCTGCCCCGCAAACTGAAAAACTTCAACCTGTTCCAGAACGGCGTGTCCTTCATGGGCATGGTGCCCGAAGTCACCTTGCCCAAGCTGAGCCGCAAGATGGAAGAGTACCGCGCCGGCGGCATGAGCGGCCCCGTGTCCGTGGACTTCGGCAACGAAGCGCTGTCGCTGGAATGGAGCGCTGGCGGCCTGATCGCCGAAGCCCTGAAACAGTACGGCGCGCACTCGCACGGCGCCGTGCAACTGCGCTTTGCCGGCGCCTACCAGGAAGACGATGACGGCACGGTCGCCGCCGTCGAGGTTGTCGTGCGCGGCCGTTACAAGGAAATCGATATGGGCGGCGCCAAGATGGGCGACGACACCACGCATAAATACACCATGGCGTGCAGCTATTACAAGCTGATGATCGACGGCGCCACCGTCATCGAACTGGACTTCATGAGCGGCGTCGAGAACTTCGGCGGCGGCGCCGACAGCAATGCCGCCATCCGCAAGGCCATCGGCCTGTAATCCCTTTTTTACTCACCACCACCCTACAAGGACCACACCATGCACAACGATACCCAAAACCAAGCCGTCATTGAGCTGGACGAGCCGATCAAACGCGGCGACAGCTTCATCACCTCGCTGACCGTACGCAAGCCCAAGGCGGGCGCCCTGCGCGGCATTTCCCTGATCGAGCTGGCCAACCTGAACGTGTCGGCCCTGCAAATCGTGCTGCCGCGCATCACCGAACCGACCTTGACGGCGCACGACATCGCCAGCATGGACCCGGCCGACCTGCTGGCCGTGGGCGCCGAGGTTGCCGGTTTTTTGGCGAGCAAAGCCGATCGCCTTTCGGTATCCCCGACGAAGTAGAAGACGCCATGGCCGACATTGCCGGCGTCTTTCACTGGACGCCGGCAGCGATGGACGGTTTTACGATTGATGAACTGATGGCCTGGCGCGAGCGCGCCCGGCAACGAAGCGGAGCGGAATAGATGGCTGGTCGGGATTTGAAATTACAGGTAGTGTTTGCGGCACTGGACAAAATCACCGGCCCGCTGAAAAAGATCATGGGCGGTTCCAGCGATACGGCCAAGGCCTTGAAGGCCACCAGTGACCGCTTGCGCGATCTGAACGCGCAGCAAAAGAACATCAGCAAATTCCGCGAACTGCATGGCGGCCTGGACGCCACGCGCACCAAGCTGGAAGCGGCGCAGCAGAAGGTGGCCAGCCTGGCCGCCAAGATGAAACAGGCAGAGGCGCCCACGCGGGCCATGACGCGCGAGTTTAACGCCGCCGTCAAAGCGGCCGGCGCCTTGAAGACGGCTGGCCAGCAGCAGGCCCAGCAACTGCAGGTCATGCGCGAGCGCCTGGCGGGCGCCGGCATCGGCACCAAAGACCTGGCCAACCACGAGCGCACCTTGCGCCGCGAAATCGAGGCCACCAACAAAACCATGACGCTGCAGCAGCAGAAGCTGGCCAATGCAAACGCCAAGCAGCAGCGCGTCACCAATGCCACCCAGCACGCGGACAAGCTGCGCAACAAGGCGGGCAACCTGGCCATGGCCGGCGCTGGCGCGACCGCCACGGGTGCGGTCATTGGCGCGCCCGTCGTCAAGGGACTGAACGAGGCCAAGCACTATCAAACGGAAGTGGGCAGAGTCAATGCGCTGGGCCTGGGCGATAAGGTATCAGCCGAGGCCGTCGCCTTCGCGCGCAACATGAAGACCTACGGCACCAGCCAGCTCGACAACCTGCAGCTCATGCGCGACGGTATGAGCGCCTTTGCCGACGTGCATCACGCGGAAATGGTCGCCCCCACCCTGGCCAAGATGAAGTTTGCCAATCACGCCTTCTTTGGCGAGGCCGAGGGCGCCGACAACGAACGCAAGTTCATGGACATGCTCAAGGTGATCGAGCTGCGCGGCGGCCTGGAAAGCAAGGAAAAGTTTGAAGCCCAGGCGAACATCGTGCAGCAGGTCATCACCGCCACAGGCGGGCGCGTGGGGCCGAATGAATGGCTGAACATGATCAAGACGGGCGGCATCGCCGCCAAGGGCTTGAAAGACGACGCCTTTTACTACCAGATGGAACCTCTGGTGCAGGAAATGAGCGGCAATCGCGTCGGCACTTCCCTGATGAGCGCCTACCAGAACTTATACCAGGGCCGCACGACGAAACGGTCGGTCAAAAAGCTGGATGAGTTCGGCCTGATTGGTGACAAAAGCAAAGTCACGCCTGACAAGGCGGGACAAATTGCCTTCCTTGATCCCGGTGCGCTGCTGGGTTCCGAGCTGTTCCGCGAAAATCAGTTCGAGTGGATGGAAAAAGTGCTGTTGCCGCAACTGGCTAAGAAGGGCATCACGGAGAAAAAGCACGTGCTCGACGCCATCGGCAGCATCTTTTCCAACCGCACCGCGTCGAACCTGTATTCGCAGATGTACTTGCAGCGCGTGCAGATCCACAAAAATGAAAAACTCAACCGTGGCGCCGCCGATATCGGCCGACTGGAAAAGCTGGGGCGCGACTCGGCCGCCGGCAAGGAACTGGAGGCGCAGTCGAAGCTGGCCAACTTGAAACTGACCATGGGCGAAAAAATCCTGCCGCTGTACGCGCAGGGACTGGAGCTGGCCATCAGTGCCGTGCAGCGCCTGAACGGTTTCATGGAACGCAACCCGACCGTGGCCAAGGTCATGATTACCGCCTTCGCCGTGCTGGCCGGCCTGCTGCTGGTGCTCGGGCCGCTGATGCTGGGCATTGCCGCCATGATCGGCCCGTATGCCATGCTGCACGTCATGTTCGCCAAGATGGGCGTGACGGGCGGCGTGCTCACGCCGATTCTGCGCGGCCTGGGCGGCGCCTTCATGTGGGCCGGGCGTGCCGTGCTGTGGCTGGGCCGTGCCCTTCTGATGAACCCGATTGGCATCGCCATCACGGTCATTGCCGGCGCCGCCTATCTGATCTATAAATACTGGGAACCGATCAAGGCGTTTTTCACCGGCATCTGGTCGCACATCAAGACCGCCTTTGCCGGCGGCATTGGCGGCGTCACCGCCTTGGTCGCCAACTGGTCGCCGCTGGGCCTGTTCTATCGCGCCTTCGCGGGCGTGCTGGGCTGGTTCGGCATCGCGTTGCCGGCCAAATTCACCGACTTCGGCGCCAGCATCCTGCAGCGCATTACCGCATCCTGGCAACCTATCGCCGCCTTCTTCGCCGATATCTGGTCGCGCCTGCGCACCGTCTGCGCTGGCGGCATGGGCAGTATCACGGCCCTGATAATCAACTGGTCACCCGTCGGCGTGTTCTACCAGGCATTCGCGGGCGTCATGAGCTGGTTCGGCATCAAGCTGCCGGCCCAGTTCACCGAATTCGGCGCCAACATCCTGCGTGGCCTGGTCAACGGCATCACCGGTTCCATGGGCGCCGTCAAGGACGCCATCAGCAATGCCGGTTCCAGCACCATTGCCTGGTTCAAGGAGAAGCTGGGCATCCATAGCCCGAGCCGCGTGTTTGCCCAGCTCGGCGACTACACCATGCAGGGCCTGGCCGTGGGCCTGGACCGCAGCGAGGCCGCGCCGATTGCTAAGGTATCGGGCCTGGCACAGCGCCTGACGCAGCTGGGCGCCGGCATCGCCATCGGCACGGCCACCGCCCTGCCCGCCAGCGCCTTCGACACGCGCGCCCCGCTGTCCCAGGGCACGTTCGGCTCCGGCATGACGATTCAGGGCGACAAGATCGAAATCACCTTCCACGTGCAGGCCGGCACCGATCCCCAGGCCATTGCGCGTGCGGTGAGCGTGGCGCTCGATCAGCGCGACCGTGAAAAGGCGGCACGCATCCGCTCGTCCCTGCGCGACCACGATTAAGAAAGAACAGCACCATGATGATGATTTTGGGAATGTTCGTGTTCAGCCTGCCGACCTTGGCCTATCACGAGCTGCAGCGGCAAACGGAATGGAAGCACGCCAGCACGGCCCGCGTGGGCCTGCGCGACGCACACCAGTACGTGGGGCCAGGCGACGACACCATCACCCTGTCGGGCTGGGTGGCGCCGGAACTGACCGGCTCCCTGTATTCGCTCGATGCCCTGCGCATGATGGCGGACACCGGTAAGTCGTGGATTTTGATCCAGGGCACGGGCCGCATTCTCGGCTCTTACCGCATCACCAGCATGACCGAGGGCCGCACCATCCTCGACGGCAACGGCGGCGCGCGGCGCGTCGAGTTCTCGATTGCGCTCAAGCGAGACGACGACGGCGTGCTGGCCATGCTTGGCCTGGGCGACATCGGCGACCTGAAAAACATGCTCAGCATCGACGGCATGACCAGCAGCATTGCCGGCGCGGCCAAGAATGCCGTGGGCAGCGTGGTCGGCAATGTGGTCGGCGGCATCACGTCGAAATATGGCGGCGTGGTCAGCGAAATGAAAGACAAGATCGGCGGCAGTATCAGCGGCGCCATCGGCAGCGCAGCGGACAAGTTCAAATGAGCGAGCATATCCCCGCCTTCAAGGTCAGCATCGAGGACAAGGATTTGACCGCCATCGTTTCACTGCGGCTGATCAATCTGACCTTGACCCTGTGCCGTGGCGACGAGAGCGACCAGCTCGATATCTCGCTCGATGACAGCGACGGCAAGCTGGCCCTGCCGCCGCGCGGCGCGCAGATCGCCCTGGCGCTGGGCTGGCAAGCCACTGGCCTGGTGGATATGGGCAAGTTCACCGTGGACGAGGTGGAGCACAGCGGCGCGCCCGACACCATCACCCTGCGCGCGCGGTCGGCCAACCTGATCGACAAGTTCAAACAGCAGCAGGAACACAGCTTCCACAAGACCACCCTGGGCGCCATCATCGAGGCCATCGCCTTTCGCAACGAGCTGGCGTCGGGCGTATCGGCGCGCCTGCGCGACACGGCCATCGAGCACATCGACCAGACCCACGAAAGCGATGCGGCCTTCCTGCGCCGGCTGGGCCGGAAATACGACGCGGTGGCCACCGTCAAGAATGACACCCTGCTCTTCATCCCCATCAACCAGAGCCGCACCGCCAGCGGCAAGGCGCTGCCCGTCATTCCCATCACGCGCGCCCTGGGCGACGGCCACCGCTACCACAGCGCCGAAAGCGACGCCTACACGGGCGTGCGCGCCTTCTGGCACGACGAGCGCTACGCGCGCCGCCGCAGCGTCGTGGCCGGCGTGCCCGGCAACAGCAAGCGCCTGCGCACCACCTTTGCGAATGAAACGGACGCGCGCGCGGCCGCCGTCGCCGAATGGCAGCGCATCCTGCGCGGCTTGGCCACCTTTGAAATGAGCATGGCCCTAGGCAACCCGGCCGTGTTCCCGCAATCGCCCGTGACCGTGCAAGGCTTCAAGCCCGAGATCGACGCCACCGAATGGCTGTCGGTCAAGGTCACGCACAGCTTGGGCGGTAACGGCTTTACCACGCGCGTGGAGTTTGAAACGAAAACGGAAGCGGTCGAGGCGGAGCGCGAGGACGAGAAAGACCCGGACGACGGCATCACGGGCGTGATGGCCAAGTGGAAGGACGTGGCGGCGAAGAAGAAAAAGGCGGGGCAGGAGCAGGCTGGCGCCGCTGGCACGCTCAAGACGCTGGAGCATGTTTATAAGAGCAAGAGCGGCGCCAAGCGAGCGGCAAAACTGGCTTGGGAGCACATCAAGGAGGTGCGCGAAATCATTCGGGAGAACAGCGAGGAGCCATGGAAGCCGGCGGAAACGGCTTCCAAAGCGCAGACGTGACGAACTACGGGAGGGTCGCAGACTTTATCAGGACGCTCAATACTTCATTTGTTACACCCTTGAGTGTCTCCATAGTTCCGGCCTTCACTGATTGCACCAATCTCTCGCCCAAGGTAACGCGGCTGATCAGACTATCGGGGACAGCTTTGAGGGCAGTCAAACCTTTTTCAGAAAGCACCGCATCCGAAAAGCCTGTGGCTGACTTGCTATTGGGGCGTACGGCGATGTACCCCTCTTGCACCAACCATGTGGCGGTGTTGATAAATGCCTCTGCCGGAGGAGTCAGTTCGGCACCTGTGAAGCTGTCAGCATTGAAGCAAGCAGCTTCGCCACCGTCCACAAATCGTCTCGCGTCCAAGTAGATTGGTTTCGGGAAATTTTCGTACAATTTTGCAAAAATTTGGCCAGTTAGTACATCAAAAGCATCAATATTGGAGAGTGTCATGATTACCAGAAATTTTGAAGAAGTAGAACGTCAGGAAAACGAAATTCGGAACCATATCCATCGGCAGATACTGGGAATATCTGACCAGGTACGCTCCAAAGAAATATGGCATAAAATTTTGGCGGCGGCTGATCCGGAAACCATTGCAACCGCGCTTAGCACTCAGCTCACCCATTTAAATTACCGGCAGGTGGCGCCATGTAAAGACTGCAGTTGCTGTCGCTGACATCTTTGCTTTCAGACAAAATTTGAAGATGCCAGCAAGAAAATCGTCTAGTTAGAAGTTCAGAACCATACGTCAGCTATGCTGGACCAGTGTTTTTCGAATCTGGAGAATCTTCTCTGTTTGCACTAGCCTTAAAGAATTGAAACCAGTATTCGAGCGAATTTTGTTTGATCAGGTGCTGGCTTACAGCGATAGGTAATTGCCGCTCAATCTCGGGCACAATCACGCTGAAGTACGCGCGTCGCTGTTCGCCGCCGTCGCGAAGTAGACCCATGTATGAGGGCAAAACCTCTGGATTTTCGTGCCTTTCGATACGGTGCGCACGAAACAAACCTGTCATGAGCGAAGCTCGTACGCTGAGATAGGTCAGCGGAATATTGGCTTCATCTCTATTCTTAATATTCTTGCTCGCCAGGAGGAAATCAGCTACCCAATTGTTACCCAGCAGTAGGCTGGACTCGTCGCGAATTAAAGGATGAGGATGACGTCCAGGCGAGATATCCAGGTTGTCCGGGTAGCTAGAGTAGAAGCGCTGAAACATGCATCCAATGGAACAGACTAGCAGGTACCATACGTTGAAATTGAGCCCACGGTCCTTTATGAGATATTTCAATGTGAGATCCATCGCCTCAGCATCTGCCATCAACTCCCGTGCCTGTGCAGGAAGATCTGGTGGCACCACTTTTGTCGCGTCTTGGCTAGCAGAGTTCATGTTGGCAGAGTTCTTCAGATCCCCAACGGCGTCATCAATCTCGAAGAAGCTATCGTCACGGACTTTTGAATTGCCACCCGAGTGCATCAGATAATGTCCCTGCGCGACATGCCCCAGTTCGTGGAAAAATGTCCACACAAGCATCAACTCAAACATTATGAACCGGCATCGAACGTCGTTAGGTTGAAGTTGACGATCATCATCGCTCGGCCCTCCGAGAAGCTCGATGAAGGCACTACATGCGGGTCTAAACAACTCCGTCACATTCGGCTCATATAGCTGCGGTAGTGGATCGGTGAACCGAACCCGACAATCGAGAAACTCTTCTGTCTTGTTGAAATGTTTCAACGTATCCGTCTCCATCCCGATGCGTCGACAGACAATGGGGAATGAGAACGCATCGGCATAGATGTCTGATATGAGAGAGGTGCGAAACTCCATGCGGGGAAAAAGCGGGCGGCTTGGGCTGATGGAGACGCCGGCGTTGGGTGGCCCAAGGGTCATTTCGAAGCTCAGTTCACCACCCCTAGGCTCGAAAATTTCTTCATTGGACCACTTAACGAGGCCATCGATTAGCTGTTTTGCTAGCGCCTCAATGAACTCATTATTGATAAATCTCTTTTCTTCCTGCAGCCGCAACTGTTTCAGATCGTCAATCTCGTTCATGGTGCCCCTTACTTGAAAACTTCTGTCGTCAATCCAGTTTCACGCGAAAATCGCCATCCACCGCCTTGCTCGGCTGATATTGTCTCCGTATCCATGCAACCTACTGGAAAACCGTCAACGGCAATCCGATCACGGGGTACATTCGGGCAAAGACACAATTTTCGCCATATCCATTCGCTCGTCAACCACGTATGCTTTTTAACCTTATTATCAGGTCTCCATTGTTAAATGTGATACCACGATGAACTATACGATTCGCCTGTTTCAAGTGCTCACTGCCGATAATTCAAACAACTAAAAATTATGCAGTGCAAAGAAGTAACAATTACAATAAGCATAAGAAGATCAAATATTTGCAGACTATTTTTCCTTTTTTCGTCCGCTGCCGGCCACATTAAAAGTCTGCGGCCCAATGATATTTCCCACGAAATTTTGCCCAATCTTCCCGTGAGTTTCAACGTGTGGGGCAGTCCCTGCTTGGGATGCTGGGGGCGTTGGCGAGCGCATGCCGCCAATCATCCCAAGTACGCCTGCTTTCCCGCGAACATCCATACTTCTATAGCCATCCAACAGTTCTCGCTCATCCGAGGTAACGGCTGATTGCAATCTCTCACCCGTAAGTATGTAGTGGACATCGACCCCGATCCCTGCCAGCGCTCGTAAGTAAAGCGCATCCGGGGCACGCTCGTCTTGCTCATACAGCGTTTGTGCGCGTCGCTTCAGCCCGCCGACGGCAGCAAAATCTTCTTGATTCATGCCCAAGCGTTGACGCTCTTCTTTTAGTATTTCACCAATTGATCTCATTTGTGCGCAAATTTTTCTTTACAATGCTCTCATTTGAGAGCTATAGTTATGCCATACCATAGCGATTACAGATCATAACATTATGAAAAACGTATCCATAGCGAGGCGCACTGCCAAGGGCGTCACGACTAAGCCTCTTGGCGTTCGTCTAACGTCTGACGAAGTAGACGAAGTTGAAGGCTATGCAGAGAAACTTGAGCGCTCCCGTGCCTGGTTTCTACGTTTCCTGATCCTTCGCGGCCTCGCCGATTACAAGCGTGAACTCGCTTCCAAATCCATTCACTAAGGACAACGTCATGTACCCCGATGCAAAACGTATCCGCAGCCACCGCGTCATGCTGCGCCTGGACGATTACGAGCACCAGCTCGTTTCTTCGATCGCCAATTACCAGGGCGAAGAGCTTGCGGTGCTGGTGCGCCAGATCGTGATGCGTGAAGCCCTCGCCGTGATCGCCTTGGATGACGCCACCATCGATAGCGTACAGCGTCGCAGCGTTTAAACCGAGTCACTTTTGAGCAACTCTAAAGTTACAGAAAATGCCAGACCATCAAATTAACCTCAATGACGAAGAGCGCGCGGTGCTGGAACTCGTGCGCCAACGCCAGGGGCTGGCAAGTATCGATCAGGCGGCTGAATGGCTCGTCAAGTCGCGCTTACGCATACAGTCAAAAAACATGACGGGTCGCGGTCGCGCCCTGTACCAAGTGGAAAGAAAGCTGAAATGAGAGTCATCGGCCTGCCCTGCCCGCATTGCGAAAACACCGTCCGCGCCGTCAAAAGCCGCACGATGTCCGCCATGTTCAAGGAAATCACCTATATGTGCCAGAACCCGGACTGCGGGCACTCCTTCGTGGCAGGCCTGGAAGTACTGCGCACCCTCTCGCTGTCCGCCATGCCCAAGCCGGATATCCGCATCCCGATGTCCCAGCATGCGCGCACGGCAGCTACCAGCCAGCTGGCCCTCGACCTGACTGCGGGCTGCTGATGACTATCCCGATCCTCGCGCCGCCGTAGCCCGGCAGCCGTAACTCCCCTCTTTTGCTGTGCCCTGCTGCGCTCCCTTTTGAGCGTGCGGGATTCGTTCAACCTGAAATAAGGAAAACCAATGGAAACCACGCTGCACGCCACCATTAATGCCGACAAATCCCCGGCGCCGGCCACACCCCGCCCGGCCCTGCAAAAATGCGTCGTGCCTGTGGCGCCGACCTGCTTCCTTCTGGACGTTAGCGCTGGCGCCAACATAGCCGACCTGTGCGCCTACATCCGCGAGATTGCCAGGACTTATCACGCCTACGGCGCAGCCAATCTGACCTTCATCATCAGCGATGCGCAACCGTTGCAGCTTTTCGGCTTTTTCTCACCCGCCAACCAGCGCGCATTAGCTGATAGCTTGCTCATCGAGCTGCGTTACCTGTTCGCCAGCGAATCGGGCGTCGTGCAATGCACCAGCTCTTCGCGCACGCTGACCTACTGGGCAAAGTATTTCGCCAAGGAAGGGGCACGCTGATGCTGCGCCTCGCCAAAACCTGCGGCATCTGGTTGCTGTCGCTCCTGATCGTCATTACCCCTGACGTGCTACGGGCCATCGGCGCCATCAAGGACTGAACCATGCCGGCGTCCCTTATCGACAATCACCTGTCCTTCCAGCCTGCCGCCGAAATTCTGGCCGCACGCGACAAGGACATGCCCACGCCACCAGGCGCCGGGCATGCGCTGGCCGCCATCGCCGAGGCAAAGGCCCAGCTACGCAGCATCAAGCCGCGCAACCTGGCGCCCTTCATGGCCCAGGCCTGGGGATTGTCGCCGCGTGGCGCGCGCCGTTCCGTGTTGATCGCCGCCGGCATGGACGCCGACCGCTGGGAGTCACCCATCCATTCATTTACCGAGGAAGAGCGCATCGAGCTGCGCGCCGCCACCTCTGCCGCTATCCGTGTGTACGAAAGACTGTTGAATGCAATCTAAACAAATCCTGCTGCCTGCCCCGCAGCGTCACGAAGCCTTCTTGCGATCCGCCCAGTTCGCGCCCGAGCTGGCCCGCATCCCCTACAAATGGCGCAACCGTGTCATCACGGCCGCCCTGGCCAAAATGGCCTGGTCGTCCTGGTACAAGGTCTATGAGTCCGTCGCCACCGGCTTTGTGCGCGAGTTCGCCGACCTGTACGTGCCGGCCGGCGTAGACCTGTCGCAGAGCGACGCCGACATCGTGGCCACCGCCGAACGCGCGGCGGCCGGCGTCACCAAAATGCTGTGGATGGCCGTGTCCGACACGCACGCCTTGCAGATCATGGAAGACGAATGCGCCTCGTATGGCATCGAGCTGCCCGAGTTCGATGCGCTGGCCGACACCATCGCCCGCCTGGTGGACGCCCGCTGGTGGCGCCGCCAGTTGCGCAAGCGCGTCAAGCGCGCCTTCGAGGCCGGCAATATCCGCCTGGGCTACGTGAACTATCGCGGCGAACCCTACGCCAGCAACGACGCCGTGCTGTCGCGCCTGGCGCAGAACCGCCGCAACGCGGCAGCGCTGGCCGCCACGCTGGTGCAGAACGAGAACGGCCAACAATTCAGCATCGCCGAGCTGGCCGAGAAAACGACTGCGAATAAAGCCATCCGGCGCGGCGAACTGATGTTGCGCATCAACGGCTTTGAGCAAATCGCCCGCGAATGCGGCGACCAAGGCATTTTTATTACCTGGACGTGCCCTTCGCGCTTCCACGCTATGCAGCACAGCGGCAAGCCAAACGACAAGTTCGACGGCTCCACGCCGCGCGAGGCCAATGCTTACCTGGGCAAGATGACATCGCTGTGCCGCTCCGCGCTGGCGCGCCGTGGCATCGGCCTCTACGGCTTTCGCATCGCCGAGCCGCACCACGACGGCTGCCCGCATTGGCATCTGCTGCTGTTCGTGCGCCCGACCGCGAAATACAAGACGGTCCACCTGCAGGACGTGGCCGGTCGCGCCATCCGCATCATGAAGCGCTACGCCTGGCGCGTGGACCGTGGCGAACCGGGCGCCTTCGCGCGCCGCCTGGACGTCAAGCGCATCGACTGGGCCAAGGGCAGCGCCGCCGGCTACATCGCCAAGTACGTGGCCAAGAACATCGACGGCGTGGCCGAGCACAAGACGAAAGAAGGCTATGTCGTCACGGCTGACACCGAAGGCGATGTCGAACTGACGCCATCGGCGCGCGTCGAGTCCTGGGCCGCGTGCTGGGGCATTCGTCAATTCCAGCAATGGGGCGGCGCGCCAGTCACTGTATGGCGCGAACTGCGCCGCATCGAGGAAAGCATGGTCAATGAAGCGCCGGCCGCCATGCGCCGCGCCTGGAATGCCGTGCAAAAGATCGACGGCGAAAAGCGCGCCTGCTGGGCCGAATACCTGCGCGCCCAGGGTGGCGCCCTGGTGCCGCGCAAGGAACTGGTCGTCACCCTGGCCAAGGACGAAAAGACCGTCATCGGCCGCTACGGCGAAACGCTGCGCACCACGCCCTACGGCGTGCGCTGCAGCGACCTCATTGGCGTGATCTTCAAGTCCGTGCGCCATACGTGGACGCCCGTACAGGCCACAGGCGGGCGCGGGGTGGCTGTTGGGGTTGCCGTTCCTCGGACTCGTGTAAATAACTGTACGCACCCCGACCGCCCTGCCCCGGCCACGCCACCGGCGGCGCCCGCGCCCAACCTGCCTGACGAGGCAAAAACAGCGCTGATTGCCGCCTGGGCGGCCGTCAACGCCTGCCCGTATCCCCGGCTGATCGTCCCCGACACCCCACACCAAGAAGGAAATGGCACATGAGCACCTATGCCGTGATCGTTCGCACGCAAACCGAACGCTTTGAATACGCCGCGATTGCCGCTTCCAGCGGCGACGCGATCCAGGCCGCCCTCGACCACTTCGGCGTGTGCGGCGTTACCGCCAAACTGAAAGGAGCACCGCAATGCTGACCACCCTGACCGATTCACCGCGGCAAATCGCCCTGGGCGACCGCGTGACATTCGATACCGACGAAGGCTACCAGGCCGGCACCGTCAACGACCTGCGCCGCGACGTGGGCAATGGCGAGCTGCATGCGTGGGTGGAGCTGGACCACCAGTGGCCGGGCATGTTCCGTGCGGTGCCGCTGGGCGCCATCGAGGCGGTCAAGAAGGCAACCACGCCTGTCGGGTGTCCAGCATGACAGCACCCTCCCCGGCCGAGGAAGCGGATTACAAGGAATTTTGTCGACTGCGCGATTACCGCAAGCCAGGCGCTGAGGTGCCGCAATACACGGAGGCCGAAGCGTTTGCTTTGGCGGTACAAACCGATTCCAAGAATAGGAAAAAGAAATGCTTCGCTACATGACCATACCGAAGTTCTCCACCGAGTCGGGTTACACGCCCGACGCGATCAGAACAAAGATCCGGGACGGGATCTGGCCAAAGGACGCCGTCTGGATCAAAGCGCCAGACAATCGAATTTTAATTGACGTGAAAGGGTATGAATCATGGGTAGAGACGGGCGAGGTGTTAAAGCTGCATCGGAAAGCAGCATCGAAATCACCTTCATGTATCGCGGCACCAGGTGCCGGGAAAGGATCGCGCTCAAGCCCACCTCCGCTAATCTGAAACGGGCCGAGAACCACCGGGCGGCGATCCTGCATGCCATCGCCACCAACAGCTTTGACTACACGGCCACCTTCCCCCAATCGTCCAATGCCGTCAAGTTCGCCGACCAGGTGGGCGACGTGCAGACCATCGAGGCGTTTCTGGATAAGTGGCTCGACAGGCAAAAAAAGCACCTCAAGGCCAGCACGTACAACGGCTATCGCAAGATCGTCGTTGGCCAGCTGATCCCTTGGTTCGGCACAATCATGCTGTCGGCGCTGCGCAAGAAGGACGTGCGGGCGAAGCTGGAGCCCATGAACGCGACCAACAAGACCATGGCCAACATCCAGAGCGTGCTACGCAAGGCACTGGACGACGCGATAGAGGACGAACTGATCGAGGTCAATCCGCTGGCGCGCTGGTGCTATTCCAAGGTCGAGGCGCCGCAGTCGAAGGACGATATCGACCCGTTCACGAAGGAGGAACAGGCCGCGATCCTCACGCAAGCAACTGGCCAGGGGCGCAATCTGTTGCAGTTTGCCTTCTGGACCGGCCTACGCACTTCCGAGCTGGTGGCCCTGGACTGGGCCGACGTCGACTTCGTACGCGGCGTCGTTATGGTGACGCGCGCCCTCACCCAGCACTCCAAAGCGGCGGAGAACACCAAGACGAACGCCGGCCGCCGCGAAGTCAAGCTGCTAGAGCGCGCCATGCATGCGCTGCAAGAACAAAAGGCACTCACCTGGGCGAAAGGCGAGGAAGTCTTTCAAAATCCGCGCCTGGAACGGCGCTGGGAAGGCGACCAGCCGATACGCAAAACACTATGGACAGGCGTCCTGCAAAACGCTGGCGTGCGGTATCGCAATCCGTATCAGACGCGGCATACCTATGCCAGCATGATGCTTTCAGCCGGTGAGCATCCTATGTGGGTGGCAAAGCAGATGGGACATGCTGACTGGACCATGATTGCACGCGTCTATGGTCGATGGATGCCTGATGCTGACCAAGCAGCCGGCTCAAGAGCCGAAGCTGTTTTTGGTATTTTTCGATCCTAGCTGAGGTTCCATCCAAACCTCAGACATAATGCATTTGCAAGTACTAATTTATGAAGACGAGTTTCTTATTTTCGGCATGATTCGATGTCTCTTATTTTGACATTATCGGCCACAGCCTATATCATCCAAATATTAGCCAAGACCTATATAAAAATAAGCCACAGGCTATATGTGGATAATATAAGCTAAGACCTATATCTACTTTTATCATGACAAATACATATCCCATTCGCTTCCCCGCACAATTACGTCAGCATCTTCGAGCGCTGAGGAAGAAGCGAGGTCTAACACAAGCCGATGTTGCTGCTCTCATCGGCGTTAGCCAGGCACGCATTGCCGAAATTGAAGCGAACCCAGGGCTCGTGAGCTTTGACCAAATGATGAAACTGCTATCAGCTGTTGGGGTAACCATAACCCTTTCCGAAGCCACAAAAATGTCTAATGATGCACATAATGAAACCTTGATAAATACGCCAACAACTCTAACCGATGACCGCACAGAGACACTTCGCAAAGTACTAGAGTCTTTGGGACCAGCACGCGAAACCATCGAAGAAAGTAGCAACGCAATGAGCAAAGCCGTAGAGTCTCTTGAGGGCAAGGAGTCCGTACGCAAAGCCATTGAGGAAATTAGCCTTAAGGAAGCACTTCGCAAAGTACTAGAGTCTTTGGGACCAGCACACAAAACCATCGAAGAAAGTAGCAACGCAATGAGCAAAGCCGTAGAGTCTCTTGAGGGCAAGGAGTCTGTACGCAAAGCCATGGAGGAAATTAGTCTTAAAGAAGCACTTCGCAAATTCCATGAGTCAGCAAACAACGCCGTCGAAGAAAGCACCAGCGAAAACGCAATGCGCAAAGCCCTAGAGTCTCTAGGGGGCAAGGAAGCAGTACTCAAGGCCATGAAGGAAGGCAGTAGCACACAAGCACTGAACAATGCACTTGAGTCTCTCGGCGGTGCGGATTTAGTACGTAAAGCCGTCGAAGAAGGTAGTAGCACAGCAGCACTGGCCAAAGCCCTAGAGTCTCTGGGGGGGGCGGACTTAGTACGCAAATCAATCGAGACAGTTAATATGTCAGAAGCATTACGTAAGTATTTAGAGCTCGAATCTATTTCTTATCGAAATCGCTTAAACCATACAAAAAAGGGGACCTGGTGA